CCACATTCTTCTGCTACTTCAAAACTATGATTGAAGTCTATCACTCTGCTGCCAGCTTTCATTGCATGAGTATGTGTAAGACCTGCACCTGTCGGAGATACTACAACGTCGGCAGCAGCGAATAAACCAAGCTTCTCTTCAAGAGTCATTCCTGACATACTATTTGTTTTATGAGTGTTAATAGGAGTGAAGCCGAATTCGGTTACGAGCATATCTATAACTGCAGGTTCATTAGTTACATTTCTAGCAACTGCATCGTTGCGTGAGATGTATATCTTTTTATGTTCTGCCTCCTCTTTAGGTTTCAGATTATCTTTTAGAAAGTTTACAGCCCATGATGCAACGCGCCCTCTATAAGAGATGGCTGGGTATGTAACAGCATGCACTGTACTAGCTTTTATAATCGCAGGAGTATCGACTACTTGAATTCTCTCTTTAATATCAGGAAAGAAGTCTAAGGAGTCAAGTTGAAACTGAAGGAGTGTATTAGTGATTATTGGTATATCAGGTATTTTTCTGAATGCCTCGATAAGAGGTAAGTCTTCGAAGAACCAGTGCCAGTATTGACCAATATTAAACCAGGTGAATACTTCGTCCAGATCATAGCTATCACAAAATGAATTTTCAATATCAATATCGAATTGATTTCGAGCATTTTTCCAGAATGGGCTTTTAGTTCTAAAATTATTAGCGTCTTTAGTAAAGCGTTCATGATAAAACTTATCGTCTTTAACAATACCAGCAAGACCGTGCTCCCAGCTTCCGCTAGTTAACGCACAGTCATCGAATGTAACTATCTCACAGGAGGGAGCAGTATAACTAAATTGTCTACCGCTAATTGAATACTCTCTATGCTCCGAAGGGTGTACAGTGCTACCCGTTGGAGTTTTCACTTCTGTAACTAACATAATTATATTTCACGTTTAATGTCTATCTTGATAATCTTTTATAGCTGCTTTTACTGCATCTTCTGCCAACACGCTACAATGTATTTTTACTGGAGGCAAGGCTAGCTCGGTTGCGATATCTGTGTTTTTAATTTCGGCAGCACCGGCCATTGTCTTGCCTTTGATCCACTCTGTGAGCAAACTAGAACTAGCAATAGCGCTGCCACAACCATACGTTTTAAACTTTGCATCTACAATAATACCGTCGTCATCTACTTTAATTTGTAAGCGCATAACATCCCCGCATGCAGGGGCCCCTACCATACCTGTACCTATACCTGGTGCATCTGGATCCCACTTACCAACATTACGGGGATTCTCATAATGATCAATTACCTTGTCTGAATAAGCCATTTAATTATCTCTTACTTGTAATTATCTTTCAACTTTTTTACGTGCGCAGAATGAATCTTGCACCCAATAAATTCATTGTAATATTCATCTTTAAGTAATACGTCATATTCGAACTGAAGTTTAGCTTCCCAGTAAGAGCATTCTCCTTTCGACTTGCAGAGAACTAATATCTCTCGCTTAAATCTCTCTCTACCACTATCTTCAACTAAGCGCTTAACTTCTTCACTTGAACCAAAGTACTCAACCCAATCCGATTCTACTATTTTATTTCTTTTGTTCTTCTTACCTTTGAGCGGAGGTAGTCTTCTCTTACTCCAGAAGAATTTTTTACCAAGGTACATCTTATCATTTGTTAGATCTGTTATTAAATATACAAAGCCGTAGTTGTCACCTATATCATCAGAAGTAAATATAACGTCCTTATAGTACCAGCTATTCCTCAAAACCGAAACCATTACGGACTAGATCGAGCTCTTCGGACTCTGAGTTGCTTGATCCACAAAACGGACAACATACTGGTTCTTGCATTGTATTATCTTCATCATATGTGATCATGTACTCAACACCGCATCCATTGCATACATAATCTTTTGTTACTTTACTTGACATACATTAACCCCTGACTTCTCTAAGAATTTGACACCCTGGTCAAATCTATAATCTTCTATAAAATATAAGCTTTCAATGCAAGCCTGATAGATCATTTTTGCACAATCTAAACAAGGAGCGTGTGTTTGAAATAAAGAAGCTCCTTCTGATGATTCTGTTGATCTTGCAAGCTTCATAAGAGCATTTGCTTCTGCATGTAATACTTCCGGCTTGGTTTTTAATTGCTCAAATTCAACCCACTCGTTAGGCGGAACGACTTCTTCACAGCAATTATCCCAACCTGCAGGCGTACCATTGTATCCTATTGATAATATCCTATTATCTTTTACAATTACACAACCTACCTTTAATCGTTTTGCGTGTGATAGCTCTGCTGTCTCTTTCGCTATCTTACAAAAGAAATTTATAAATCTCTGCTTCAAGAAGCAGCTCCCCACACTTCGTCCCAGTTACCTGATAGAGCTCCGCGAGCGTAATCAGTAGCTCGGTTCTCGAAGAAGTTAGTATGTGTGGGAGCGTTAATCATCTCTTCTACCCAGAGTAATGGGTTCTTTTTAATCTTAAAGATGCCTTTAAGCCCTAAACTAATTAGCCTTCGATCACATATGTATCTAATATATTTCTTAACGTCTTCAGAAGTCAGGTTTTCCATATCACCCATAGCAAAAGATAGATCAATAAATTTATCTTCTAACTCTACCATCTTCTCTGCTATACTATATATTTTACCCTTCAGATCATCATTCCATATATCTATATTTTCTTCTACGTACGTACGGAATAATTTAATCATGGACTCTGCATGCATAGTCTCATCTACGATTGACCAAGTAACAATCTGACCCATCCCTTTCATTTTACCATGACGTGGAAAGTTAAGTAGCATAATGAACGAAGAGAATAGTTGCATACCTTCTGTAAATGCAGAGAATGCTGCAATGTTCGTTGCAATAGTTTTCTTATCTTGAGTCGCGTTCGACATATCCATGAAGTATTCATGCTTATTAGACATCGCATCATATTCGAGAAACTCGTTATAAGTTGACTCAGGCATACCTAAGGTTTCGATTAGATGTGAATATGCAGCCACGTGCAAAGCTTCTCTTGCTGCGAATCCCATTAGCATCATTCGCACTTCCGGTTGAGGAAAAAAAGGTAAGTAATTGTTTACATAACCTCCAGCAACATCAATATCTCCTTGAGTAAAGAAGCGGAAGATATTAGTAAGGAAAGCTTTCTCAGCAGGTACTAGCTTTGAATTCCAATCTTTAACATCCTCCATCATAGGTACTTCGGTATGCAGCCAATGTGACTGCTCATGCTTCAACCACGCGTCATATGCCCATGCATAGTTGAATGGTTTAAAGTACGCTCGTTCTTCTTGTAGATTTGTTTTACCCATTTATCCCTCGCATGCTAGGCATTCAGTGCCTTCTGCTAAAGCGGTCATATCTATCTCTTGAATGATATCCCGCTCGATTCTTCTTGATACTTTGTCTGCTTTACCTAATTTTTCTGATCGGCAATAATATAATGTCTTAAGTCCAGCCTTCCAAGCCATAAAATGAACGGCGTGTAGATATTTCTTATTAGCATCTGGTCTAAAGAATAGATTTAACGATTGGGCTTGATCTATATAAGTCTGTCGTTTAGCTGCGTGATCGATCAACCATCGCTGGTCGATTTCCATTGCCGTCTTAAATATATCTTTTTCGTCTGCTGTCATAAAGGTGATATGCTGACACGATCCATCATTAGATATTATTGATGACCATATCTCATCATATTGCAGTTTCGTTTCACCAGCTTCGATCTTATCTTTAATAAATTGGTCTAGAAATTTATTCTTATTAAGGAATGCTCCAGACAATGTATCTTGTCTATACGCATTAGCTCTAAACGGCTCAATCGACGGACTCGTGTTACCCATGATAATACTGCTACTAGCATTAGGTGCTATAGCCATTACGTGACTGAACCTTCTCCCTGTACCTTCAGCGTCTGGAGGACTGCCTCGCTCTGTGCCGAGCTCTAGATTCGCCTCATCTAGTTTAGCTCTAATATTCTTAAACATCCTGACATTTGCACTTGTTGCTTGCCAGCTTTCCCATGCGATTAAGTTCTTCTGCAGATAAGCATGGAAACCTAATGCACCTATACCAATACTCCTTTCGCGCATGGCTGAGTACTTAGCTCTTGAAACTGTATCAGGAGCGTTGTCGATAAAGTATTGCAGTACATTGTCCAGCATTTCAGCAACGTCTTTTAAGAACGCAGGGTTCTTAGACCATGAGTCATAGTGCTCAAGGTTTAGAGATGATAAGCAACATACAGCAGTTCTATCTTTGTTAGTAGGTAGTATAATTTCAGAGCAGAGATTAGACTGATGAATCTTAAGTCCAAGCTTCTTCTGAAATTCTGGGAGATGTTCGTTACTAGTATCAATAAAATGGACGTATGGTTCACCCGTTTCCATTCGTAGTTCTAAGATTTTCTGCCAGAGAGCTTTTGCAGAGACTGTCTCGCGAATTTCACCTGAGTGCGGGTCTGTTAGATTCCATCCATCATCTGCGTTTGAGTCATGCATAGATCTCTCAACAATGGACATAAACCTGTTTGTAATATTAACCCCGTGGTGGAGATTAAGACAGCGTACATTTGGATCACCCGTTGGCTTCCTCATGTCAAGATACATCAAAATATCAGGATGACTAATATCTAAGTATGTGGCGTATGATCCGCGTCTAGTTCGTCCTTGACGATAGGCTAAACATGATGCGTCGTAAGTTTTAAGATGCGACATTACACCTGTTGATTTATCATCCGTAGCTCGTATACCTACTCCTACGCCAACACCGCCGCCCAGCATACTAAGCCAACTAGTTTCAGAAAGGTTCTCTACTAAACCTTCTGCAGAATCATTTATATAATTAAGAAAGCAAGAGATCGGCATACCTCTCTTAGAGCGACCGAATGATAGAATAGGTGTTGAGTATGATAACCAATGTCTGCTTGCGTAGTCATATAGTCTCTGCGCATGCTCAGGATTACTACCGAACATCTTACTTACAAACGCAAAACGTTGCTGCGGCGAGTCTTCATCATCCTTCATATAACTTTCTTCTAAGCGAGCTATTCCAAGCTTATCGAAAAGATCGTCACGCGAGTAATCAATTTGCAATCCGAGATAATCAGTCTTTGCCATTTTTCTCTCTTTCTTCTTTTAATTCTTCTGTTAGTTCAGCGATGCGTTTATACGCATCATAGAGTTGCTTGTTTATTTCTCTGATGTGACCTTCGTAGAAGTCATTCGTTGTTATTTTTTTGGCTGGAGTATGAAGGCTTCTCATATTTTTTTCCATTTAGTAAATTTTAACTTCAATTCAAGACCGTCAAACGTATTTTGATTTATAATATCTTGCACTGCGAGGCCATTGACGACCATCTCATTAATATCTTTTTCTTTTATATCTTGTGGCCATATTACCATTCTATAATCGCTATCTACTGCCTTACCTATTATCTTAACAATCTCTGCATTGCGAGGCTCGTTATCAAATATTAATATAAGTTTCTCTTTCGGTATAGATTGCATTATACCGTTTAGGTCGCTAGAGCCAGCTGCAACAGCATTAGGTATGAATAAACTATCTAGAGGTCCCTCTGTAACATAGACGTCTTTTGTTATATCTATTTTAGATAGATTGTAGATCATTGGTTGATCTTCATCAATACGTATAGCAACGTATCTCAGCCTTTCAGAGCCCAGGGCTCTGCAGGTTACTCCTACTATCTTACCATCTCTATCAAAGAAAGGAATAACGAGTCTCCCCTCTTCTCCTACGATTCTACCCTCGTACTTCTCCGATAACTGCTCCATCTTCTGCATGTTATCTACATAGTATAACTCTTTCCACCGCTCTTCAGGTACTTTTCTACTACGTAAGTATTCTTCAGCTGGTGTATTATACACTTTATCTACTATATTAGCAAGTATATTATCTTTTTTTCTAGCTTTAAAATCTGGTTGACTAAACTCAATAACTGATGCTACGTTAGCGTGAGCTTTCCGATGAGTACCATCCTTATATCTTTCCATCGTATATTGATTATATAGGAAGGTATCAAGCTCTTTAATGAGTGAACCTAGAGATGCACTAAAAGCACAATTATGACACTTGTAGAAGAGTCCTCCTTTACGAGTAAAGAAGTATCCGCGTGCTTTCCATTTATTGGTCTTAGAGTCACCGCAGATAGGACATCTGCAGTTTGCAGTAAAGGGGTTATTATTCTTAACCTTAAACATCGTTAGCCGGGGGGCTAGAAGGTTAGTATACTTAACATCAATATAGAGGGACATAATATAACTTACTTATTTCGATTCATTATACTATTATATGATTACTACATCATAAAGTCAACTACTAAGTATGATAGATTCAAATACGTACGATCCTATAATTCCAGCTACTGTAGCGCACCCGATGACATAATACTTCCACATTTCAAGTTTAGTAAGACGTTCTGCCATTTCTTTGTGATGTGCGTCGTCTTTTTCTTTCATTTCTTTGATGGAGTCAACCATCTCTTTCATCGATCCACGGAGATCGTTTTCAAACTCGTCGCTCATCGTGCCGATCCTCTTATGCAAGACTTCATACTGCTCTATGGCTTCTTTGCGACGTTCTTCGATGAGTACAAATAATTTAGCGTCTGTGTCTTCGTGCGTTTCGAGTCTGCTGTCATGTACAGCAATTATTTTATCTAGACTGTTTGCTACATCAGATAATTTATCAATAGCAGTTTCAAACTTAGTAGTGATGAGAGATGCAGCCTCTACATCTCTTCTAAGAACTTGAATGTCTGTTGATAGTTGTTCTACGGTAGCCATTATTCTTTCTTACTGAATGCTTCTTTGCCATAGAAGGCTGCTACGATAGCAGCTACTGATACAAAGTATGTGGGGGCCATATCACCTAATGTACTTGCAGCCTGCTCTAGACCTACAAGACTTGATAATACGACTGAGAAGGGGTATAGAAGCATGCCAAATAGGGCAAACCATGCCATGTTGCGCTGCGCGTCTCTCATAGCATCTTCGTCATCTAAACGCTTTCTCTTAGCGTCTAGCATCATT